GCCTTAAAACGGCCCCATTTACAAATAAATTGGTGAGACAATGAAAAAATTTTTAGTTCAAATAACTGCTTACGATTATCACACAAAATTTCATGTCCTATCCGAGGACAACCCACAATCACTTGAAAAAGCAATCCTTGACAAACTTGGAGAAAACAGTATAACGTGGGAGTATATGGGTGATATGTATGACGCCCGTAAACACAGAATAACCTATGAGGAGGTTATAGATGGACAACCACATCCAGGAGCTTTATCAACAGAAAAAAGCTCTAGACAACAAGTGGGAGCAGGAACATAAGAGTGAGGGAAGATACACTCTTAATATGGTAAAGATCGACAATAAAGTTAAAGAGTTGATTAACCATATAAAAATGGCAGAGGCACAAGCTGCACATAAAACTGCACCCGAAGTTTCTGTAGCTACTTAATAAAAAAGCTACATCGTTGGAAAAATCCAATCCGCACTACAGGCTCTCTTGCACTCTATTCAAAACTAGTATATAATTTTGTCACTATACAATTAATTAGAACATAGACGCGTATAGTCGACGGCCTAGAGACTATGTTCGGAAAACTAGGAGGATACAATTATGGCAAAAACTACATTTTCAGGACCGGTCATTTCTAAAAATGGCTTCCAAAGCTTTGGACCTGATATGACTATTAGCTTAACAGCTGACACAACATTAACAGTTGCTACACATGCAGGTAAAATATTACTTTGCAACGATGCTGATGGGAAATTTACTTTACCAAGTATCAACGTAAATAGTAATGGTGCTACTGCAGGTGATAACGACTTTAATAACTTAAACAACATCGGTGCAATGTTTCACTTTTATATAGAAACAGCAGCAACCGATTTAGACATTAAAACAGATGGTACTGATAAATTTAAAGGTGGACTACAGTTAGCCGTGGATAACGGGACTCAGTTTAAAACCTTTATTCCAGGTGCATCTAATGATGTTATAACTATGAATGGTAGTACAAAAGGTGGATTGGAAGGCAGTTTTTTAACTGTTCAAGCAATTGATACTGCTTCATATCTTATTAGATCAGGCTTATTATTAGCTACTGGTACGATAGAAACACCATTTGCAGACGCGTAATAATTAGTGTGGGGCTTCGGCCCCACAGTTCAATTAAAGGAAAAATATGAGTTCAGATCAAAAATTTACAAATATAGCAAGCACAGGACAAGTAAAAACTATTTCAGGTGGATCAGTAAATATAGGACCATGCAGAGTTACTTATATACAAGGTAATGGCGTGGCTTCCTCTACATTAATTTTAAGAGATATTTCATCTGGTAGTTCAGGAGATAAAGTTTTCGAAGCTGATTTTGGAACAGAAGGTTTAGATATTATGATTCCAGGAAATGGAATTAGATTTGAAAACGGTGTCCATGCTACTATGACTAACGTTACATCGGTTACTATCGGATACACTGGCTAGGAGGGTAAATGGCTAACACTACCTCTGGTACAACTACTTTTGATAAAACTTTTTCTATTGATGAAATAATAGAAGAGGCTTTTGAAAGATTAGGTATTCAAAACGTATCAGGTTATCAGTTAAAAACTTCAAGAAGATCTTTAAATATAATGCTTCAAGAGTGGGGCAATAGAGGTATTCACTATTGGGAAATAGCTGAAACAAATATTGATTTGATTGAAGGTCAATCCGAGTATAAATTTTTTAGATCGTCTGGTGATGGCACAAGTGCTGTTTCAACTCCTGCTAATATTTATGGAATGTCCGATGTCCTTGAAGCACAATTAAGATCTAATAGAACTCAAACCACACAATCAGATAGTCCAATGACAAAAGTTGATAGATCTGTATACGCAGGTTTTTCAAATAAACTATCAAAAGGTACACCAAATCAATATTGGGTACAAAGATTTATTGATCATGTAAGTATTAGTGTCTATCCAACACCAGATTCGACTAATGCAACAAAAGACATGCACATATATTATATTAAAAGAATACAAGATGCAGGCGCATATACAAATGCAACTGACATGCCTTTTAGATTTGTGCCTTGTATGGTTTCTGGTTTAACATATTATTTAGCTATGAAATATGCACCACAACTAATACAGCCAATGAAATTAGTATACGAAGAAGAGTTTCAAAGAGCGTTAGCAGAAGATGGTTCTGATTCTAGCACTCACATATCACCTAAAACTTACTATCCAGGTACATAATGGGAAAATACGCAACAGGTAAATACGCAAAAGCAATATCAGATAGATCTGGTATGGAGTTTCCATACAGAGAAATGGTTAGAGAGTGGAACGGTTCTTTTGTTCACTACACAGAATTTGAACCCAAACAACCACAACTACAACCAAGATCACAATCTGGAGATGGTATTGCATTGTTAAATGTTAGATCAGATAGAGTGGAGCCAGCATCAGCTGTTTTATTAGGAAATAATCCTTTTTCAATAACATCAGGTTCTCAAACAATAACTGTTACAGAAAAAAATCATGGTAGAACAACTGGTGATACGGTTAGATTTAGGAATGTAGTTGGAAGTCCAGGTGGAGTAGCTTTTACAACGTACGAAAATTCTAGTGGTTTTAGTATAACTGTAACTACAACAGATAAGTATACATTTACATTAGGTGCAACACCTAGTATAACGGAGGAGTCAGGAGGAGTAACAGTGTCAGCAGGACCTGTAACAATACAAGCATGATAAAATTTATAAAAAAAATAATTCACAAATGGTTTGGTATAGAGGAAGAAAAAGAAGAAAAAGAAGAAAAATTAGATCTTCCACTTCACAAATTAGAAAAAATAAAAGCAAAATATAAAGGTGATTCAGAAGAATAATGGCATACACTTTAGCTAATTTAAGAACTGATATTAGAAACTACACTGAAGTTGATGATGGAGTATTATCTGATTCTGTATTAGATACTATTATTAAGAATGCTGAAAACAGAATATACAGGGAGTCTGATTCTGATGATAATAGGTTCTATGCTACATCACAACTAGTTACAGGCAATAGATATGTAACTATTCCAAGTGATTTAAGATTTATTCGATATGTCCAGTTAAAAGACTCATCTGGTAAGCAGGTATTTTTAGAGAAAAAAGAGACAAGTTACATGGCTGCTTTCTATGATACACCTGCAACTCAGTCTGGTTTTCCTAAATATTATGGTAACTGGGATGATGAATTTTGGGTTGTAGCACCCACACCAGACTCTACATATGACATAACTTTAGCATATGTTAAACAACCGATAAGTATTACAAGCACTACTCAGCCAACAACAGCAAATCCTGCATCAACTGTGGGTACTTATGTATCTAATAAATATCAGGATTTACTTTTGTATTCTTGTCTGGTAGAAGCATATGGATACTTGAAAGGCCCTACAGATCTGTTACAATACTATGAACAGTCTTATCAAAGGGCTTTATCATCGTACTCTATCGAACAACAAGGTAGAAGACGCCGAGACGAATATCAAGATGGTGTTATTCGTACTCCTCTAAGATCACCATCACCGTAAATTAAGGAGATAAAAATATGGCAAATATAGTACCATTTTCTTTTAAAGGTGAACTTCTATCTGGAACGCATAATTTTGCTACTGGTGGAGACGGCTTTAAAATAGCATTGTACACATCTAATCCATACACAACGTCGAGCACAGTAGCACTTACTACAAATGAAGTTTCTTCAGCAGGTAGTTCAAACTACGCTAGAAAAGATTTAGCTAGTCAAGCTGTTGTCGCATCAACTGCTACTTCATCTGTAGATTTTGCAGATGTAACTTGGTCAAGCGCAACTTTTTCTGCAGCTTTTGCAGCAATATACAATGATGATAAGTCTGATAAGTTGTGTGTAGTGTTAGATTTTGGTGGAACAAAGACAGCAACAAACGGTGACTTCACTGTTTCGTTTCCTGATCCTTCTACCGCTAGTAATGCTATTATTAGTTTAACATCATCATAGGATTTATAAATGGCGTTTAAATTAAACGATAGGGTAAAAGAATCCAGTGCAACTACTGGAACAGGTACGATTACACTTGGTGGAGCAGTTTCAGGTTTCGAATCTTTTTCTGCTGGTATCGGTGGAGACAATACCACTTATTACTGTATCTTTGAAACAGGAACAAATAACTTTGAAGTTGGTTTTGGAACTTTAAACTCTGGTGCAAGCACACTTGCTAGAACTTATGTTATCTCCAGTTCTAACAGTGATGCAAAAGTAAATTTTGCAGGTGCAACAGAAGTATTTTGTACTGTTCCAGGTGCAAAAATAGGTTTACCTACACCAGAAGAATATGGTTCTTCATCAGCGCCAAAAATAATTACTGTTAAAGTTGATTCTAAAACAAGTAATCATCCTTATCCAGCAGGGGGAAGTTCTAGTGGTAATGCATATTTTCTTGATGGATTAGAATCACCAGCATTAAGATTTTCTGGTGTGGATTCAGGCGCAAAATATTACTACAGATTCGATCAATCAGATTCATCAAACAGTTCACACCCATTAAGATTTTATTTAGAAGCAGATAAAACTACAGCATATACAAC